TTAGATAATCAAACGTCAAGGGAAAAGGGTAAATCGTTTTATCAGTGGTTATCTGACTCACTCTAATTATGTAGCAAGGGGGAGTTATGATAGATCCTGTTACGTTGAGTGCAGCAGTCAGTGGAGCAACGGCAGCATACAATGGCATCAAGAAAGCCATTATGTTGGGAAAGGAAATAGAAGATTTAGGATCACAGTTGTCTACGTGGATGTCGGCTGTTAGTGATGTTGATAATATACATAAGAACGCTAACAATCCATCAACATTTGACAAACTGTTTAATGGTTCAATAGAGAAGGTAGCTATAGAAAGTTTTTCTAGTAAAAAGAAGTTACAGAAACAACGAGAAGAACTTCGTAATTTTTTGATAGCTAACTATGGATTACAGGCTTGGGATGATCTTATAAAAGAAGAAGGAAGGATACGTAAAGCTAGACAACAAGCTATATATGCAAAACAAGAACAAAACCGAATGATACGTGACTATAGTATTATGGGTATAGCTTCTCTAATAGGTTTTGCAGCAGTAGGATGGATGATTTGGATCGTAAGTCATTCTATATAGCTTTATTAGTAATGTTTTTTGTAATGTACATATTTGCAGGTATAGTTAGTGCAAAGATGACAACGTGCAGATTAGCGAGTCAGGTACTTATAAATAAACAAAGGGTTTGTGTCTATGTTGGTGCAAATAACACTCAGTATAGGGAATACTTACCTTACGATGCAGGAAATTGTCCAAGAGATTATCAATGTCCGTATCGACCAAATGAAGAACCATTTGATATAAAGAGTGTTATAAAGAGTATAAAGAATCAATTTAAATAGAGGAAACAATGTCAGAATATCCAAGAAAAGCTCAAAATATAGAAGTACCAGAAAGTATGCAATCTGTGTTTATGAAAGCAGTAAACCCAATGTTTAAAGCTAATTTAAAAAAAATACAAGATGATCATACATCAGGAGTACCTACATTTAAATCAGTTAGAAAAGCTCAAAGAAAATCTGCTATAGCTACGACACAAAGTCAAATAAAAAAAGATCCTAGTCTTAATAAAATGATGAAAAAATTAAAAAAACAGAAAAACATTGATTAATGACAGCACTAACTAAAGTAAAAATAAATGAGAAACAAGAAAAGTTTCTTGACAATTTAATATCTAATGGTGGTAATATCACTAAAGCTTGTGTTGATGCAGGATACAGTCCTAACACAACAAACTGGTTAATGAGGAAACTAAAAGATGAGATTATTGAAAGGACTAAACTTCATTTGGCGAGTGCAGGAGTTAAGGCGGCAAGTCGTATCATTGAAGCTCTGGATGCAGATGGTAGTATCCCTGCTAATCAGTCAGATGTACGAATCCGTGCAGCGAATGATATCTTGGATAGAGTGGGTGTATCTAAACGTCAAGAGATTCATACTCAAGCTGAAATACTTCATGGGGTTGTGTTTTTACCCCCTAAACAAGATCATAAAGATATTCCATACGAAACAATAGAGGGTTAAAATGGTATTTGCATTTTTTGAAGAACAAAGAAGAAAAGATAAAGATTATTCTAATCCACCAAGACAACCACAAACTACAAGTTCTACGTCTGCTCCTAAACCAAAAGTTGGAGCAGAGAAACTAAGTGATTTATCACAAAGATTAGAAAAAGCTATAAGTAAAATTGTTGGTACTTCAACTGTTGCTACTGAAAAGAAAACACCTTCTAAAACAGTAAAACCTAAGAAGAAAACTCCTCCTAAAAAGAAAACTCCTCCTAAGAAGCAAACTCCTCCTAAAAAGAAAACTCCTCCTAAATCTAAAATTAGAGGTGGAGGTGGTGGAGGAATTTACAATGTTGCTCAACCAATAGCAAATAAAAATATAATGAATAAAATTAAAAAGAAGCTTTAAAAAGGAAAAACAATGACAGATAAAAAAGAACCACTAACAGATACTGAAAAACTAGCTATAGAATCTGCAAGTGATATGTATGAAGAACTTTTTAGACAATATAATCAAGAGGGTAAGCTGCAAGATTCAGCAGCTTTTTTAAGAGATAGACAAAGAGAGTATAATAAATTGGTAGAAGCTTATCCTAATGCTAAACCAGAGTTTCGTGAAGCATTTAAATTACCACAAAAGATGTATGGTGGTGGTTCAGTAAGAATGACTAGAAGGTATTAGTGTTTGAACGCATTGACGTTAAAAAACTAGGACCACCTATCAAGATACACAGACATAAAGGTGTATCAACAATAATAAAGGCTAAGAATGGCAAGACCAAAACTAAAAGAAGGCGAAAAAGGTAACTATAATACCTCAAAAGCTGTTCTTGCTAGAAAAAAAGTAACAAGACAGCTTAATTTAAGGCGAAAAGAACTTGCTAAAGTAGAAAAACAGAAGCAAAATGCCATAAAAAAACGTGATACTGTTAAAAATGCCCTTGATTTGATTAAAAAAGGTGGTATAACAGAGCAAGAGTTTATAAAAACACTGCCAAAAGAGGTAAAAGAAGCTGTTGAAAGTGGTGTAGAGATCACTTTTAAGCCAAATAAAGGTCCTCAAGAGCATTTTTTATCAGCACCAGAGAAAGAAGTCCTATATGGTGGTGCAGCAGGTGGTGGTAAGTCGGCAGCAATGTTAATGGATGTATTAAGATACGCAAATAACCCTAATCATAGAGGTTTATTACTGCGTAGAACACTAGGGGAGCTATCAGAGCTTATAGATCAGTCTAGAAAGCTCTATCCAAAGGCATTTAACGGTGCTGTATACAAGGAATCGAAGAATTTATGGATATTTCCGTCAAAAGCAACAATACAACTCAGTTATGTGGACAAAGATTCGGATGTTATACGTTTTCAAGGACAAAGTTATACATGGATTGGTATAGATGAGCTTGGGCATTATCCTACTCCATATGTCTGGAACTACCTCAGGTCGAGATTACGTACAACAGACCCAACGATCCAAACATATATGCGATCATCAGCAAATCCCGGTGGTGCAGGTGGATGGTGGATTAAGAAGATGTTTATCGACCCTGCTCCTGCAGGTGAACCGTTTTGGGCAACGAATGAGGAAACTGGTAAGATACTGATAAATCCTACTACGAACAAACCATTGTTCCAACGTAGATTTATACCTGCTAGACTAACAGATAATCCGTATCTTACAGCTACAGGTGAGTATGAAGCTATGCTTCTTTCTCTTCCTGAAGTAGAACGTAGAAGATTACTTGAAGGTGATTGGGATGTTGCTGAAGGTGCAGCGTTCTCAGAGTTTAATAGAGCAGATCATGTGGTAGATCCATTTGATATGCCTACAAACTGGACAAGAATAAGAGCAGCAGACTATGGTTACGCTAGTCCTTCATGTGTATTATGGGGTGCTGTTGATTGGGATAACAATCTCTGGATATACAGAGAACTATATGCAAAAGGTCTTACAGGCGAAGCTTTGGCACAAGCAGTGATGGAAGCAGAACGAAATGATCCACCAATGATGATATCAGTATTGGATGGAGCGTGTTGGTCAAAGCATGGCACAGGACCTTCAATAGCAGAAACTATGATACGAAACGGTGTTCGGTGGATACCTGCTGATAAAAACCGTGTATCAGGTAAGATAGAAGTTCATAGACGGCTACAAAAGAATGATTATGATGAACCACGCTTACGAATCTTCTCTACCTGTACAAACCTCGTAAGAACTCTACCTACACTACCAATCGCAAAGACGAATAGTGAAGATGTAGATACACACGCAGAAGACCACGCATATGATGCGTTAAGGTATATGGTTATGACTAGACAAACAAATCTACCAAGATACACTCAGTTTAGTTCTGACCTAACAAAAAAATACAAACCAGTTGATGAAGTATTTGGATATTAAACATGGCAGCTAAGTACGATTATTTAAAATACGTTAATACAAGAACTAAAGGTATTCCTAAATTAACAGGAGATCAAACTTTATTTCACAAAGTAACTGTAGAAGACTTTATAAACATGACTTTTACCGATGCTTTTAAAGATGCAGGAATGAAAGCAAAAACAAATCCTATGGGTGAAAAAGGATTTTTTACTCTTTTAATGAGATATGCTGAAGACTCTGCAGGTATTCAAGAAGAAGTTACTTTAAAAGATGGTTCTAAAGAATTTATTACAAAAAGTTTTAATGCACAAATAGCTGAAGAAAACTTTAATACATTAAAAAATATGCCTGTTCACGAGTTTTTTAATAATGGACATTTTAGTTCATTAGGTGAATTTGTAAAACAAAATAATTTTATTGCAGATATACAAAAAGACAGAACTACATTTAATCAAAGTATATTTAAAACATTAAATACAGGTGTAAATAAATTTAATGAAGGTCCATTAAAGATTGATAAAAGTGTTGTAGAAGGAGTAATTGAGGAATTATCTAATCCTAAAAAAGCAAGAGTTGTTCCTTTTATTGTTTCAAATCGTTTAACAGGCGTAGCTGCTCCTTCAGAATCTTTTGAAATGTATTTACAAGCTATTGATGATCATAAAAATTTATCTGAAGCAGAAAGATTAAAAGCTAAAACAGAAGTAAGCATGGCTAAAGCAGCAAAAGCAAAGTTTTTGTTAATGATGACTACAGGTTTTAGAGTTGGAGAAGCATCATCTATTCTTCGTTTTGATACATCAGCAATAACAGATGTAAATGGTTTACGGATGCCTGATAGTGGATTAGCTTTTCAAAATACACATTTTTCAACTTTTTCACAGATATATGATAAACAAAACGACATATATCGTTACAAAATATTTATTCCAAAGAACATTACAAAAACATCAACACAGATATATGTAGATATCCCAGAATTTGTAGGTAAAGCTCTTGTAGATCAAGCAGTTGAAGCTAGTAAACTAAAAACAAGATCTATATTTGCATACAAAGACTATACAACAGGAAAAGTAATTGATTCATACAATTATAACACTAATGCCATAACAGGTAGAATAGATAAGTTTTTATTTGGTGAAGGATCTCCTTTAAGACAACCTTTTCTTAATAACAACATGACAATGGGTTATAATGTAGATACTAAATCAGGAAGCACACTTATAAAAGCACACGATATAAGACGTATGTTTTCCACAATGGTTAGATCTTTTATAGACTCTGATGCTGTTCCAGAAGAACAGAAAAAAGCTCTTAATGAAGCTGCAGATATGTTTCAAGGAAGAAGATCTTCTTTACCATCTGCAGAATTTAGATATGGATCAACAGAAACTCCATATGCAGGTGGTGGATCAACATGGCGTTTATCAACTTTATGGTCAGGTAGAGCTTTACTTCCAAGTTCTCAAAAATTACAATTAATTTATAATATTGAAGGAGGTGTTTTAAATCCTGATGATTTTATTGACAATGAAATAAAAAAGTCATTTTTAGGAAATGAAGACACAGGAAAAGCAATTTCTGATGCAACACCAGAAAGTCCAATGGATGACATATTTCCACCTGCTGAAACAAAAGCACCTACTACAATAGATGAGTTAAGACAACAAGCTGTTCTTAACATAAATAACAATGCAGAAAAAAAAGCTTTCTTAAAAATGACACGAGCAAGTTCAAACATTTCTTTTGAAGAAGCTTTAAAAGAATACAATTCTATTTTAGATACACAGGAAACACCTGCTAAAACAATTAAAGATAAAGTTGTTGACACGTTAAAAAAACCTTCAGTAAAAGGAACAGCTTTAGGTATAGCAGGAGCAGTAGGATCAGCAGGTTTGTTAAAAGTTTTACCTTTTGTAGGTCCTGCGGCAGGTACAGCTTCTGCTGCAGAAATATCTATGCGACCTGACGAAGAATTTGAAGTTGAAGATTCTTTTATATCTCCAAACGCAAGAAAAGCTTTAAAAGCAGGAACAGCACAATTTGAAGGTTTATCTCCTGTTCCAACAGATTTATCTTTATTAAATTTATTACCGGGAGAACAGAACTTTAGACCATTAAATGAAATATTGTTTCCAACCAAAAGTGAAATACAGAAACAAAAAGAATTAGCTGAGAAAAGTGCGACTCAGTTAGAAAACTATCAAGATGATAGAACAACAATAAAAGACAGCACAGAAACTCAAATGAACAATCTTTTTAAATAAAGGAGAAACAAATGCAATTTGATCAAATGAAATCTATGCAAGGTGATATGAACCCTGTAGATGGTAACAATCTCTACAGAGAAGGTTTAGATCCAATGCTTATTGGTCCTACATTTCAAGGTCCTATGCAACAGGATGCACCTAACGCAGGAACTATTCATGGCAACAACATGGACTTTTCAGGAATGAAAACCATGCAAGGCGAGTTATCATCAGCACAAGAAGCAAAGTAAATGGTAGATATAAGGAAGTCTGGACAAACAGACGAGGAGCAAGAACTAGATATCTCTGAAGAAGAAGGAGTTATCGGTTACATATACGATAAGTTTGAAGATGCAGAGAATGGTCGTTTTTCTGATGAACAGCGATGGCTTGATGCATACAAAAACTATCGTGGTTCAGAGAATGAAGAATACAGATCTTCTGAACGTAGTAAAGTCTTTGTAAAAGTAACAAAGGTTAAAGTTCTTGCTGCGTATGGGCAAATAATAGATATTCTATTTGCTAACAAAAGATTTCCTATATCTGTCACTTCTACACCAAAGCCAGAAGGTATAGCTGAGTTTGCTCATCTTAAAAATCCACAACAACAAGAACAACCTGAGATAGGACCTGAAGGTTTTGCAGGTGATGGTATGGAGCTTCTTCCCGGTGCGTTAGAAGCAACATTACCTCAAAAACCTTTTCTTGGTGGTCTTTCTACAGAGTTTGGTGAGTCAGAAAATCTTGTTGCAGGTAGAGCAAAGATGGGTGAACCACAAATTGAACCTGCGGCATTAGCTGCACTCAATATGGAAAAAGTTATACAAGATCAGCTAGTAGATAGTAATGCTGTAAATATATTTAGACACGCATTATTTGAAGCTTGTCTTCTTGGAACTGGTGTAATCAAAGGACCTTTTAGTAATACCAAAACAGTACATCGTTGGAATGGTGTTGGTGAGGAAAGAACTTATGCTCCTTACGATAAAACAATGCCATCAATAGAAGCTGTGTCTTGTTGGGATTTTTATCCTGATCCTTCTGCTGTTTCTGTTAATGATTGTGAGTACGTAATACAACGACACAGATTTAACAGATCACAAATGCGTGGATTGATAGGTAAACCTTTCTTTGATAAAGAAGCTATTACTGATTGTATATCCAGAGGACCTAACTATGTTGAACGAGGATACGAAGGTAGTTTGTATTCAGATGAAGCAAACGATCTACGTTATCGTGAAAACAGGTTTGAAGTGCTTGAGTTCTGGGGTGTGCTTGATAGAAAGATGGCTGAAGCTGCAGGAATAGATATACCAGAATCAAATGATGATGGTGACTCTGTATCTGTAAATATCTGGGTATGTAATCATATGATACTACGTGCCATGATGAATCCATTTACTCCAGACAGATTACCTTACCAAGCTGTACCATATGAAATAAATCCATATCACTTGTTTGGTGTTGGGGTTGCAGAAAACATGGAAGATGCACAATTGCTTATGAATGGTCATATGAGAATGGCTATTGATAATTTAGCTCTTGCAGGTAATATGGTCTTTGATATTGATGAAACACAATTAGTACCCGGACAAAGCATGGAAGTGTTTCCGGGAAAAATATTTAGAAGACAGTCTGGTGTTACAGGCACAGCAGTCAACGGACTAAAATTTCCTAACACAGCACCAGAAAATTTACAGATGTTTCAAACAGCACGACAGTTAGCAGATGAAGAAACTGGTATACCATCTATAACACATGGACAAACAGTTACTGGTACAGGTCGTACTGCTGCAGGATTAAGTATGCTACTTAGTTCAGCAGGATTATCTATAAAAACTGTTATAAAGAACATTGATGACTTTATGCTTAAACCAATGGGTGAAGCTTTATTTCAATGGAATATGCAGTTTAATGAAACACAACAAGATATTGTGGGTGATCTTGAAATAAAACCACAAGGATCTGCAGCAGTTATGCAGAAAGAAGTACGTACACAAAGATTGACTACACTTCTACAAACTGTTACAAATCCTATGTTAGCTCCGTTTATTAAAATACCAAACTTAATAAGAGAGTTAGCAATATCACAGGACATAGATCCTGATCAATTAGTAAACGACATGAATGAAGCTGCAGTATTTGCAGATATATTAAGAGGATTAAATGAACGACAAACAGGCGAAACTGCTCCTACCACTGGTCAACCACAAGACATGGGAGCAATGGGAGGAGTATCTCAAGGAGCTGCAAACACAGGTGACGATCAGGTTGGAGGTGGAACAATCGGAGTCGGTACTTCGCCAACTGCAGGGGAAAGCGGCTTTACTGCGAACACTGGTGAATCTGAAGTCGGCAGTTAACAAAACAATGGAAGTAAATAGGGGTAAGTAATGGCAACATTGGAAGAACAGTTAATAGGTAGTTTACCTAACATTGTAAAAGATCAAACTATTCAGTTAGATGCAGATGTAAAAAAGACTGCAAAAACACCTTTAACTTTTGAACAAATGCAAGAGATTTTAGAAACAGGTGGGAGTATACCTGAAGGATCTTCTTTACCTACTTCTTTAACAATGCAACAATATAGTCAACTTCCCGGTGGTCTTTCTGCATATCAAAATTTACAAGGTATGGGTATGATGGAAGCTATAAAAGGAACTGCAGATTTTGGAAAAGGTCCGGGAGGTACTACTCCAGAAGATCCTGATGAAAAAGAAGATCCTGATGAAATAGTAATCCATAATTGTCCTTCTGGATTTGTTTTTGATACTGTTCAAAAAATATGTGTTCCAATACAGAATAATGACAGAGAAAATGATAATCTAGAAACAGCAGAGCAAGAAGCTTTAACTAAAAGAAGCTATCAAAGTTTTGCTAATATGATTTCTAATTCTGATGAATATAAAAAAGGCGATGGTACGTGGGATTCATTTAAAGATAACATGGATAAAAGTTGGATGGGTGGTTTAGCAAACACTTTATTCAAAGATACAGATATGCTTTATAATTCTTGGGCAAATACTTATGGAACAAATCTTAATCTTCTTGAACAAAAACAAAAAGGTGTACCTGCTTACACAACAACTATAGCACCAACATTTTCATCACAAACAATGCAAATGGATCAAGGAGAATTAACTGCTGATACTATGCAAGGTGGACTTCCTACACAAGTTGGCGAACCAGTGGGTGCAGGTTTGTTTGGTGATCCGGGAAGTGAAAATAAAAACAAAGATAAAACCATTATACAGTCTGGAACTAAACCAAAACCTGATTCAGGACTTACGTATACTTCAATAAAAGAAAATGTTCCATCTCAAACATTTGATAGACCTGCAGGTGGTGGAACTCCTTTTGAAAAAGTAAATACGAAAGATGATTTTTCATTCGAAGATAGAAAAGGCAGAAGTGAAGGTGGTTTTGTAGAAAACTCTAATACTAAAAAACCACTTCAATTAGCTGATGTATCTTTAAAAATGCAAGAAGGTGGTCAAGTACCAGTAGCACCACCTCAAGAAGCTATGCCAATGCCTTCAGGTCAACCTGCAGGATTTGTAAATGATCCTTTAGCAGCACCTGCACCAGATAACACTATGGATGCTATGCAGGGTGAAGGACAAAAAGATGACGTGATGGGTGAACTACCAGAAGGTACTTTCGTAATTAATGCAATGGCTGTGCAACTTGCAGGTATTGAAGAACTAGATAACATGGTTGAAAAAGCTTACGAAACTCTTTCAGAAAACATGAGAGAAAAAGGTGTTGATGAAAATCTTGTAACACAACTTGTTGGCAGTTCACGAAGCAGAGCAGGTATGAAAGAACAGATGGTTGATGTTGCTGTATCCAACGGTGAATATATAGTACCACCAGAGATTGTTCCAATTATAGGTGAAGATAAACTACGTAAGATAAACGATAGAGGTCTACGTAAATTAGAAAAAGAAAAGAAACAAGAGAAAAAACAACCACAAGCACCTATGATGATGGATAAAGGTGGTTTTGTGATTGCTACTGATCCTGATGGTAAAATACTTACAGAAAAAGTAAAAGACGAAAGTGGTCGTGAAGTAAGTAGAATACTATCAAGAGATGAAGTAGGTTCTGCAGAGGAAAGAGCAGTACAACAAGGACCTCGTGATGGTGGTAGCTATCAAGACGTATCTACAAAGGATATAAGTAAATCTAAATCTTTTGTTAGAAGAGTAACACCTGATGAGA